CTTCCCACTCTTACTGTGTAGCATTGGATAGTTTGTATGGAGCGTGGTTGAAAGCACATCACCCCCTTGAATTTTATGAAGTTCTTTTGACTTTAGCCGAACAAAAAGGCGACAAAGACAAAATGAGCGCCTTAAAAGATGAAGCCGAAAGTTATTTTGGAATTAAGTTCCCTCCGTTTAGATTTGGACAAGACAACCGTTCGATTAAAGCGGATCTCTCAACTAATTCTATTGTTAATTCAATTGCTGCCATCAAAGGATTTAGCTCATCAGTTGGTGATGTCTTATACGAATGTAGTAAGCAAAATTTTAAGAGTTTTGTTGACGTATTAAAATGGCTCGACGAACACTCGATAAAGGCATCAAAGGTTAGACCGTTAATTCTCATTGATTACTTCCAGCAATTTGGTAATATAAGCGATTTAATAGCGATATTAGACGCTTGGGAGTTGTTTAAACACGGAGAAGCAAAACTCATCAAGAAAGAAAAAGTTGAGTCACCAATCTTAAAATACATATTCAATAAATATTGTGGAGTTCCTAAAAAAGACGGAACGGAATCCCCCTCTTATAAGCTTGAAGATAAGGCGCTATTTTGCTTATACGAATATGAGACCTATCTACAAGATAGCCCGTCTCAACCTATAACAATGAAACAACGTATTCAATATAGCATGGATGTCCTTGGATATGCGGACGTTGTTACTAATAAAGAAGAAGACAGACGGCGTTTGCTTGTTACTGACAAAACACCATTATCCGATGCATCAGGAAACATTTGGTCGTATCGAATTGGGACTAAAAGTCTTGGCAGCGGAAAAACAGCTCGCTTAACTGTAAAAGCAAACGTATACGAAAAGAAACCCATTATCGCTGGCGACGTAATTTATGCCGCTGAACTCTATAAAAATCCATCTGGCTACTGGTATTTGTTAGCCTACAATAAGGAGATATAACGATGACCTATACGAGAGCACACACGCTAAAACTTATCCAAAGTCTTTTGGATAAGGACGGCGATGTTGTTCAAATTGACAAAACAACATTGCAAGATACATACGAATTACTTACGGAACCATATCAAATGACGATTGAAGACGTCATTGCTGAATCGGAGGCAAAAAATGAAGTTTGAAAACACCGAAGTATTTAATTTTAAAGGAGCCCTGCGCGGTATGCGCAACCCCAAAAACAGCTGGGACAGAAGCGACAGTAAATTTGACGACGGGGAATGTTATCTCCCAGAGGGCGACGGATGTAATACCTGTCCCCTATTTGACGGATTTGGGAAGCCCTGCATTCCACTTATTGGCGCAAATGATATGAAGTTAGCGCAAGCGCTAATTAGAGGCGGAAGCGAACATCGAAAATTTTTAAGGCAAATTTTTGTAAGCGTTGACATTACAGCTCCGCTATATTGGTGGAAGGAATTCGATACATATAAAGTCGGAACAGTGGCAAATTCGACTTCTACAATGCACAAACTTGCCACTACCCCCATCACAAGAGAATGTTTTGAGACTGACGATTATGATGAAACGCTTAAAATAATGGATGAATTTAGCGTTAATTTTGGTGTAAATAGCCATATCGCTCTTTGCGAAGATTTGCGTCTAATGTATTTGCGTACAAAGGACAAGCGTTATTGGAAAGAGTTAATTCGATGGCTTCCTGAAAGTTGGTTACAAACACGAACAGTAACAATGAACTACGAAAATTTGCTAACTATTTGCAAACAACGTAGTCACCACAAGCTAAATGAATGGAGTGGCGCAGATGATTCTTCTAAGCAAAACTTCATTTCTTGGGTAAAAACACTTCCCTATGCAAAAGAATTCATTTTTATTGAACAGGAGGATAAATGAACGAAATTTTAATCATAAATGGCTCCGGTGGAGTTGGTAAAGACACCTTTGTGGATAAATTATCTCGATATAAAAAGGTTATACATACAAGCATCGTAAATCCCGCAAAGGGATTAGCAAAGCAAATCGGTTGGAACGGCGGTAAAACGGAGAGAGATAGAAAGTTCTTATCCGACCTTAAGGTTTTAATTGACGAATACAACGACCACAATTACAACCAAATGAAAAGCATTATGCAAGACTTCAAGGACGGAAAATTAGATGCTGATATCCTCTGCATTGACATGAGAGAAAAAGAGCAAATTCAAAAGGCGCGGAAAGAATTTGGAGCAAAAACTGTTTTAGTTACGAGAGATTCTGTTCCTCATATTACATCAAATATCGCAGACAAAAACGTTTATGAAATTAGCTACGATTTTCACATCGAAAATAATGGTACGCTATGCGACTTAGATAAACGTGCCAAGGAATTCGTCGGCGAGCTCGAAGCAAAACCATATAAGCGAATTGTTTATATCTCTCATCCATACAGCGGGAAAGAAGAAAACTTAAAAGATATTGAAAGAATTGTTAAAAAGCTGGTAAAGACCTTCCCGAACTATCTTTTCGTATCCCCTGTACACGCTTTTGGTTTTGAATACGATTTCGTACCCTACAAGGCTGGGTTGAGCCAATGTCTTTGGCTATTAACAAAATGTGATGAGATGTGGGTTTTTGGAGATTACCAAAATAGCACAGGATGCAAAAACGAAATAGAATACTGCAAAGAAAAAAATATTCCTTATTTGCTTATAGGTGCAAAAATATGAACGTAATTAAGCGGAATGGGCGAGAAGTCCCCTTTAATATCAACAAAATCATTAGAGCTATTCAATCAGCCAACAACGAAGTTGAAAAACCTAATCGAATTTCAAAAGAAGAAATTATTGAAATCGCCAACAAAGTTACTCATCTATGTGCTCAATACGGGCGAGCCGTATCCGTAGAAGAAATACAGGATTTGGTGGAAAACGAAATTATCCACAGCGATAAATGTGATTTGTCAAAGCATTATATCCGTTATCGTTATCAACAAGAAATTGCCCGTAGACAAAATACTACGGACTCAAAAATCCTTTCGACTGTTAATCTTGAAAATGAAGAAGTAAAACAAGAAAACAGCAACAAAAACCCCATCATTATTCCTACGCAGCGCGATTATATAGCTGGAGAAGTTAGCAAGGATTTAACGCAACGTTATCTTGTTCCTCCCGAAATAACTGATGCTCATAAGAAAGGAATTATCCATTTCCACGACAGCGACTATTTTGTACAACGAGCGCACAATTGCGACCTCGTAAACCTTGAAGATATGTTGCAAAACGGTACGGTAATTTCAGGTACACTCATTGAAAAACCGCACAGTTTTTCCACGGCTTGCAATATTGCAACGCAAATTATGGCGCAGGTTGCCAGCTCGCAGTACGGCGGGCAAACAATGTCTCTTGCGCATCTTGCTCCTTTTGTCGATGTAAGCCGAAAGAAAATCCAAGAAGAATTGGAACTTGATTTACTTACATCTAACGCAAAACTCGAAACAAGAGAACAATTCAACAAGATGGTTGAACGGCGTGTCCGCAGGGAAGTAAAGCGCGGCGTGCAAACGATACAATATCAAGTGAATACGCTCCTCACTTCCAACGGGCAAACCCCTTTTGTTTCCTTATGTTTGTATCTTGGAGAAGCAAAAACCGAACAAGAAAAGACTGACCTTGCTTTAATCATCGAAGAAGTATTACTTCAGCGTATGCAAGGCACAAAGAATGAAAAAGGAGCATGGATTACCCCTGCTTTCCCTAAATTACTTTATGTCTTGGAACCAGATAATATTTCCGAAGATAAGCCTTACTGGTATCTTACCGAACTTGCGGCAAAATGTACCGCAAAGCGTATGGTGCCCGATTACATATCTGAAAAGATTATGTTGGAAAACAAGATAGACAAGAACGGTAATGGCAACTGCTACCCTTGTATGGGTTGTAGAAGTTTCTTAACCCCGTGGGTAGACGAAAATGGGAAGCCTAAATACTATGGTAGATTCAATCAAGGTGTCGTTACAATCAATCTCGTGGATGTAGCCTGCTCAAGCAACGGTGACGTTGATGAGTTTTGGAAAATCCTCGATGAAAGGCTTGAACTTTGTCATAGGGGCTTGCAAATTAGACACGAGCGCCTTACTGGAACACCCTCTGATGTGGCTCCTATCCTTTGGCAACACGGTGCTATTGCTCGTCTCCAAAAAGGTGAAACAATTGATAGGCTTTTACACGGTGGCTATTCCACCATCTCCCTTGGCTATGCAGGTCTTTGGGAATGCGTATACAGAATGACGGGCAAAAAATTGACCGAAACCGAAGGAGAAGAGTTTGGTTTAAAGGTAATGCAAGCATTAAATGATGCTACCGCAAAATGGAAAGCTGCAGAAAATATCGATTACAGCCTTTATGGAACACCCATCGAAAGCACGACCTATAAGTTTGCGAAATGCCTCCAAGAGCGTTTTGGTATCATCGAAGGTGTTACCGACAAAAACTACATCACAAACAGCTACCATATAAAGGTGACTGAGCCTATTGATGCCTTTTCGAAGCTAACCATCGAAAGCAAGTTCCAGCTACTCTCGCCGGGCGGTGCAATTAGCTATGTCGAGGTGCCAAATATGCAAAACAACATCCCCGCCGTCCTATCTGTGATTAAGTTCATTTACGAAAATATTATGTATGCGGAGCTTAACACAAAGAGCGACTATTGCCAGTGTTGTGGGTATGAGGGAGAAATTAAGATTGTCTCCGACCCCGACGGTAAGCTGGTTTGGGAATGTCCCAATTGTTACAATCGAGATCAATCAAAATTAAATGTTGCAAGAAGAACCTGCGGATACATCGGAAGCAACTTTTGGAATCAAGGCAGAACGCAAGAAATCAAAGAGCGCGTAACGCACTTGTAAAATCAACTAATCCTCCGCAGTATTCGCTTATTGTCGGAGGATTACCCAAGGAGTAATATGAATAAATTCGAAAAAATATCAATAAATCAATTCAATAAAGATTTTTCTTGCCCAGGCGGACGGCATTACTACGACATACATATGCCTAGAAGAGCCACAAAATTTAGTGCAGGATATGATTTTTATTTGCCGTATCATTATGACATCACAATTGCCCCAGGGCAAACTAAAAAAATCCCAACTGGCGTTCGAGTAAGGCTTGACGAAGACAAAGTTTTGCTAATCGTCCCAAGGAGTGGACTAGGTTTTAAATACCGCCTTCAGCTTGATAACACTATCGGCGTGATAGATGCTGATTACTATAATTCCGATAACGAAGGTCACATCTGGATAAAAATTACAAATGATTCAAAAGAAGATAAAACGCTAACCATTAAAGGCGGTGAAGCATTTGCTCAAGGAATCATTATGCAATACTTCAAAACGGAAGATGATAATGCTGACGGTATTAGAAATGGCGGATTTGGGAGTACATCGAAATGAGCGTAGTTTGTGTAAAGAAACATAATAACCACTTTGAATTTGCAGCAGATAGTATTTGCCTGCAAGGTTCAACAAAAGTAAAAATCGGCGACTTTGCAAAACTTGAAAGTGTTAATAATATAATATTTGGTTCCGTAGGTTACGCGGATGAAATGGCGCTATTTCGTTTGTTTATGGAAACTAATATGCCACTTGCACCCACCGAAAGAGATGTTACTGACTTTTTCTTTAAGTTTTATCGTTGGAAAAATGAAATCGGATGCGGATTTTCATCGCAAAACCGATATTTAATTGGGTTCAAAGGAAAAGCATTTTACGTCAGCGATATGTTCGCAAAAGAAATTACCAATTATTCTGCTATAGGCGCAGGAATGGATTATTCTTTGACCGCACTTCATCTTGGCTACACAGCCGAACAAGCAGTAAAAGTTGCTTGTGAACTATGCTGTTATGTTTCCGAACCCATCATTACTTACAAAATGACTATCGAAGAATAACTATATTAAAGCATTCTTACAATAGTCATACAATAACGAAGAAGTTACCGAGATAGAAATCAATCTTCTTGTGCTGCTTTAATATTCTTATTTAATTGGAGAATAACAATAAAATGATTTATCTTTCAGACGATATACGAATCAGAAAGCTTGACGAGCAATGCTTAGAGCTTGAAGTTTACCGCGCAGCCAAATCAAAAAAGACTGGAATTGTCTCCGTACAATGGAAAGGCGCAGGATACTACGGCGACCTAAAGTCTGCAATTCGAGGAGCTTTAAAGAAACAGCTTTTTGATCTCCCCGAAGAAGAACTTCGAGCCGAAGACCTTTTCGCGCGGATTGAATTGGCGGAAACTAATATTATTGAAGCAATCGAAAAGCTTAAAACAAGAGAATAAAAAACTTAAGGGCACCAAACGGTGCCCTATTTTTTTTACTATTTTATCCGCGCAAATTTTTGGCTATATCACTATACTGATACTCATAAATTTGTCCTAATTTTTCTAAATAAAATTACTCTTTGATACAAAAAAAGGCGACCTGTGGAATAATCTCCATAAGTCGCCTATTTTTTTACTTTAATTCGCCCTTTTCGTAAGCAATAGCCTGTTCAAGTGCAGTTATTATTTCTTCAAAAACACTCATCTTCGCCACCAAGATTCTTCATATATTCTTCAGGATAATGCGCATAAGTACAGGGTAACTTCTTTCCCCAAGTCTTCTGTTTAAGGTCAATTTTATATTGTCCCTTATATCCAATTTCCAAAACCCTATTAACGTGACGAAACCCAAAAATAGATGGTGGAACGTGCGTCACGATATCATCAATGTTTCTAATTGGATAAAAATTCTCCCAACGTTCTTGGAGTGCAGGTTTCATTCTTCCCCAATAACATCTTGGGCATCCAAATCCATATCCTTCGATACAATCCCTTAAGTCTTCTCTTTCATACCACACATATTCGTGAGCCAATGTCGCAATTGCCGCGCCGTGGCTATAGCCAATTACAATAATCTTTTTCACGCTCATATCGTGGACTATGTCAGTGATATAAGGTTTTATTGCTTTCCATACACGGAGAAACCCCCTATGACAATACCATTTTATCCCCATATCGCTATAAGGCTTTGCGGGAAAATCAAAATTATTCTTCCAATCTTCTTCTCCGTTTGACCATTGGAAACAAAGATATACAACATCCCCCTCTCTTTGAATAGCGTAATCCCCACTTTCTTCGGTAATTTCGTAGTTTGCATTCAAGCATCTTGCCAAATAACCGCGTAATTTATTCATGTTTCCTCCTAATAAAAACAAGGGTAGCCGACGGAATGGCTACCCTATAATATTATTCTGCTTCTTTCTTATTTTTGTTTTTTAAGTCGTAGATAACAGATTCGACCGTAGAAGCAATCCAAGTTTCGACATCTCCAAAGTTCTTTGCGATATAATCCTTTGTCTCTTGAGAAAGTTGCGAAAGAGCCATATCTTTTGCTTTGTTGAGAGCTTCAAGCTGAGCGTCTTTTGTGAACATATTCTCATTCTTCAACGCTTCTACATACGTTTGATAAGTTGTCTTTACCGCACGAGTAATTACCCCAACTGCGTCTGTTAAATATTGACCGTATTTTGTATTTTTCACTTTGGCGTTTATCCAAGAAATCAACCTCTCAGAAAGCCAAGTAACCAACGCTGTTACAATGATACTTAGCGCCGACAGTAAAATAGTCTGTATATCCATATTCTCCTCCTTTTCATTGGCAAGAGCGTTATTGTTCTCGCCTTATTTTTATCTATAAAATAGCTGTATATATAAATAATAAATTTTTCTTCTCGCCCAAAATGAATTGAACTTGATTTGATAGCCACGCCACGATTGAAGTGATGTTCTGACATCTTCTTCGGACATTCTGCCCTCGTCCACCCATCGCTTAAATAACTTTATTTTACGGCGCATTAGGACGATATTCTTCTTATACGCCTTGCGAATGATTTTCCCTGTCGGCGTTAGGATAAATCTCGTCTTTAGAAATTTAATTCCCCGACTCAACTTCACTATTTGTGTCTTTTTAGTATTGAGAACAATACCCAACTCGCCGCAAATACGAGAAATTTCCCGCAAGCAATGCCTTAAATAATCCTTATCGTGGCGAATAATGCACCCGTCATCCATATATCGGCAATAATACTTAAT